TAGAATGAAAATCGACAAGAGGTTATAAAGCCTCTGCCGATTTTCTTTTTTTATAGGAAACAGCAGAAAAGAAGAGCGTGCAGAGCGTAAAAACTCTGACACGCTTATTTTTTTACCATAAAAAGCGAATGAGGACGGAAAGGAGCATAGAACATGGCAAAGCGAAAGTATAAGCGTCTGCATTATGAGGACAGGCAGACCATAGAGGCTATGAGTAAACAGGGCAGCAGCGTAAGCGATATTGCAGAGGCGCTGGGAACACACAGGGACACAATTTATAGAGAGTTCAAACGCTGCAACGCCACACTGAAAACCTATACGGCGGCAGCGGGGCAGCAGGCATTATAAACCAGAAGAACAAAAGAGAGGTAAGACGCATGAAAAAAGTAGATTTTAACAAATTGCAGACGGGCGACTTAGTAAAAGTACCACGTACACAGTTCGCACCTATGCGTAGCGGCTGGAATGGCTGGTTATTCAGTGAGGCAGTAGTAATAAGAAAGGGAGTAGGAAGAAAAAGCAAAAGGAATGTAGTTGTAGTGGAAATGAGAACACCAGCAGGAAAGAATAACTACGGAACTATAGAGGCTACATTTTACGCAGAGAATGTTTTTACCACGCCAGCAGTAAAGAACGCAAAAAACATTTTGAAGAAATACGGAATAGAGGACACAGAGGGCTTTTACAAATTCATTGAGCGGGACGACGTAACGGGCTGCGATTGGATAAGGTTTTTAATAGAAAAAGGCTTTTTATTTAATAAGTAGGCGGCAGCAGCCGCCATGAGTGCCGTTAGTTCAGTTGGTTAGAGCAGCCGCCTCATAAGCGGCAAGTCGTGGGTTCAAGTCCCACACGGCACATTGCGTAGCAGGCATGGCGAGCCTGCGGCAGAGGGCAGCAGGCTAATAGCTGCAATCTGTATACCGTGGAAAAATAGCGGCGGTCATACCAGCCAGAAAGTATGTGGACAGTCAACAGGTTTTCAGTTGCTTTTTAATGTGAAAAGCAGCCCGCACGGTAAAACCAAACGCCAGAACAGGAGAGCGGCACACATGGAAAGACAGAGAGCGCCGCCGAAAGGAAGAGAGGCAGAGAATGGCAGCAGAGGGATTGATAGTAGAGGACGCATACCAGAGAGGCTATGCAGATGCTATAGCAGATATGCGCAAGAAAAAAGAGCAGAGGCGGAAACGGGAGCAGGCAAAGAAAGACCGCCGTTTGTATTTCATTAAGCAGAAAGCCTACGGGCTTGCAATGCTGGCAGTTACCGTGCTGGCAGTATGGGCGACAGAGGGAGACATAACAATAGCAGTTATTACCGTACCACTGGGGCTTATGTGTCTTTTCAGTAAAAAAATGCTGATAGTAGACAACTACTATTTTGAGGCAGAAAAGGGGCAGACATGGGAATAACAAGGACGGTAACAACAGAGGTATATTGCGACGTATGCGGCAAGTGGGTAATAGGCTGGGAAAGAGAGGATACAGGAGTAAGCAGAGAGTGGGCTAAATATCATGCAAGGTGTAAGGGCTGCACAGCTGGACAAAAGGTTATATGCAAAGAGTGCCGGATAAAGCAGCGTATTAAAAAATGCAGTTTGCAGAAAAAATGGGGCGCAGCCGGAATGGACGGCGGCGCTTGTCTGGGATTTTCACACGACGGGGACGACGAGCCTATAGAACACTGCAAGCGTTGCATAGCCTGCACAAGTTTTGACTGGGACGAGGAAAAAGAAAGGCTGAAACTATGAGAAAACGAAAACGACAGATAGTTAAGAAACTGATACAGTGCGCAGCCATTATGGCGGCAGGCGTTCTGGCAATCATTTTGTTTATGCTGGCTATCTGGTACAGAGGAAAGAACAGCGAGCCAGTGACGGACGAACAGGTAGCAGCGCAGATGCAGCAGGCAGAGCCGCTGGTTATTGAAACACCAGAGGCAGCCACAGAGGGCAGCATAAGGGTATACGACTATGACGGCTGCTGTATTTATTCCTACTACGGCAAAATTCGGATAAACAACGACGGCAAGAACGGCAAGGACATTGACGTAGAGGCAATAGGCTACTTAGAGGGTTACCAAGAGCATAAAGACGAAAGCGAGGCGGGAGAATGAGCCACAGATATTACAGCCCTTTACGCCCGTTATCACTGGGGACATTTCCAAAGCCGCAGGGAAATGAGATTTTACATATAGAAAATTTTGAAGAACGGCAGAACGTACCAGAGATAGCACGGCAGGCGTGGGGATACATTGAGTACAAAGAGGCACTTACAGAAATAGAGGCGGCAGCGTATGAGCTGATACCGTCAAACTGTATTTCTGAAATGGAAAATTTAGAGGCAAGGAGATAGAGGCAATGAGTGAGGTATACATACGCAGCCAGAATAAAGAAAAACTGTATAGACTGGGCGGTAATTACGCCTGCGTAGAGTACGGAGAGTATGAGGATGTAAAGAAAAAGCGAGGCGGCGCAGAGGCAGACAAAAAGCGCCACGTAATTTGCATAAGTGACGGGTGTTTAGAGGAAATCGGAGAGTATGCCACAAAAGAGCGCTGCTTAGAGGTTCTGGACGAGATACAGAAAGCGTGCGTAAGCTATCTGTTTACGGCTGGCGGTGCAGCCATAGTAAGGGGTGGCATGGACGTACAGCCGTTTGCAGCAGTAATACCGAGGCTGTACGAAATGCCGGAGAAGTAGGAGAGGCAGACAGTGACAGTAAAGGAGTTTATAGGCACGTTGGAAAGTTCAGACCGCCTGCGCATTATCGAGGACAGGGCAGAGGTTTACGTAGGGTATCTGACAGCGTTCAGACCGTTTGCAGACCATGAGATAAGCGAGGAATACAGAAAATACAGCGAGCATGAGGTAAAGAAGTTTAGAGCAGTGCCGGAGATAACGCACAGACGCTGGAAAGAGCTGGGGCTTATGAAACCATTAGAGCCAGACCAGACAGCGCAGTATAAGTTTAGTGATTTGCAGATGTCACTTTACTACACCATATACATACAGGAAAGGAAAGGGCAGGAAGTATGACAAAGAAAAAGCCGGATTTTTTACGGGATTTAGATACTGCAATCATGGACGAGCTTACAGGTGGCGGTATCAAGGAAAATGCAGCGGGACTGGTGGGAACGCTTACACAGATTAAGGAAATTAAGCAGCTATGCGGGCTGCCGTTTTGTGGTTATGTGGTAAAGCTGGAAACGGTAAGACCAAGCGGCGTGCCGGACGAGGTAACGGTAGTATTTGCAGAGGACGTACCATACAGAGCTTGCAACGGCATAGAGTTTGACGTTATGCAGGAATTTGTAGAGGGCAGCAGGCTTTTACTGACAGGCAAGGCGCAGACGCTTAAGGACTTCCAGAGCGGTAGACTGCTGGTATATATTCTGGCAGATTTTGTGGCGGTATCAGAAAAGGCAGTAGAGCAGGACGAGGTAGCAGTAAGAGGCGTTATAGCGAATAAGCCAACACACAGAGAAACGCCGAGAGGCAAGCGTATTACTGATATTACGGTAAAGGTAAGAAATGAACTTACAGGCGGCAGCTGCTATTTACCGTGCATCTGCTGGCAGGAACAGGCAGACGAGGCGGCGCAGTGGCAGCAGGGCGACACTATAGAACTGCTGGGACGGTATCAGAGCCGCCAGTATGAAAAGGTGCTTGACGCAGCCACAGGGGAAAGAGAGCAGCGCACAGCTTACGAGGTATCAGCACGGCTGATTAGAAGAAAGGAAGAGGCAGGCAATGAAAATAAGAACGCTGGTAGACAATCAGCATAGAGCCATAGGGCGAGAAATCAGAATAGAGTTACAAGGCAGAGGCGGCGAGCTGGGGATACAAAGCGTACAGCGTTTAATAGAACTGATTAACCAGTTTAAGAGCATGAACGCAGAGCAGGAAGTAAACGACCATTACACGCTTATTATGGGTTATTGCCTCTGCTGCGAAAACTGCGGCTTTATTGACGAAAAGGGAGCAGACGACCTTATGCAGGCGGTAGCTTTATTGGCAAGTAATGAGCTGGTAAGAGTGAAAGGGGCGAAAGCATGAAAAAAGTTTATATATGCAGCCCGTACAGGGCGAAAGACGGCGCAGAGCTGGACAGAAACATAGATTATGCGCAGCAGCTGACACGGCAGGCGTTAGAGGCGGGCTTAGCGCCCATTACGCCGCATTTATATATGACGCAGTGCATGGACGATAAAAAGCCGGAAGAGCGGGCAAAAGGCATGGCTGCGGGGCTTACGCTGCTGAAAGGCTGCGATTTTGTTATTGCTGGCGTGAAATACGGCATAACAGAGGGAATGGACAGAGAAATACATACATCAAATATGCTGGGAATTGCGGTTATAGATGCAAACCAGATTAAGCGGCATCTGGAATATGAGGAAAAACGGCAGGAGCGGGCGGCGAGCGATTACGCAAAGCTGCATAGCTGCGAATTTTGCAAGGGAAGCAAATTATATAGCTGCACGGGCTACGATTGCAGAGAGCCATACAGACAGGCTTACGACTATGCCTTAAGCCGCATAAGAGAGCGGCAGGAAACATGAAAAAATAAAAGCGCCTACGGTGGGGAAACACCATAGGCGCTAAGCTATACAGCTTTGAAATACTATAAAAATTATAAGCTATGTATGGCGCAAAGTCAAGAAAATTAACGGGCGGGCAGCCCGTTTTAACACTTGATAAAAGTATTAACGAACCGACAGAGAGGTAGATATATGCCATACGTAGAGAGGGTAACAAAAGCGGGGAATACGATAGAGATAGAGAGGTACTTTACCAGCAGATACAAAAAGAAAGGTATCAGCAGAGGGGATAAGGTAAAGCCAACAAAAGAAGAGCAGGAGAAAGTAAACACCAGACAGGCAGAGAGAAAGTTAAGGATACTCATAAATGCGAACTATGGCTATGGGGACTACCATTTAGTGCTTGATTATATCCGCAGGAAAGGGCAGCCAGACAGAACGCCGGAACAGATGCGGCACGACATAGACGTATTTTTAAGGGAGTGCAGAAAGGAGTACAGAAAAGCAGGGATAGAGTTCAAATACATACACGTTATGGAGATAGGCAAGAAAGGTGCGAGGCATCACCACCTTGTAGTAAATAAAATTGACACAGAGATTTTACAGCGCTGCTGGTATAAGGCATACGAGGGGCATAACAGGGTAAAGGTATTTCCTCTGGACGACAGCGGCAACTATGCAGAGCTGGCAAATTATTTAATCAAATACACAGGAACACACAAAAAGGGTACTGACGGAGCATTACAGGGCAAGCGCTGGAATTGCAGCAAGAATTTAGTAAGACCAGAGCCAGAGTACCACATAATTTCAGACCGTGAGTATTTCAAGAAAGAGCCAAAGGCAATAAAGGGCTATTACGTGGACAAGAACAGCGTGAGCATGGGAGTACATAGCCCAGAGTATTACGGATATGGGTATTTAAGATACACCTTAGTAAAAATAACGGATAGGGGGGGATGAAATGCAGATAATCAAAGGCATTGCCATTGCAGCAGTGTTGATAATAGCCGGACTGCTGGCGCTGATTGTGGCAGCGTATCTGGCGCTTAGAATTGCGGCGGCTATTTTTGAACAGCAGGAGAACTGGAAAGACAACGGCAGCAGAAAGGGCAGAAAACATGATAGAAAAAATTAAATACTGGTTATTCCAGAAAGGCAAGGACTGTAAGCGCTGCTGCCTACGGTGCAGATACTACGATATATGCCGCTGGGACGTACTGGGAAATGCAGGACTACAAAGCGAGGAAACAACAACGCTTTTGGCGATAGAGAACAGCAAGCCGCATAAGGACGGGCTGCTTTTCAGAATTTGCCAGTATGTAGAATTTAAGCAGAAAGCGAGGCGAGAAAATGAGAAACTTTAGACTGGACGACGAAAGCGGGCATCAAGAGGCATTATTTAACTGGGCTGCATACAGAACAGGGCTTATGCCGGAACTGCAATATATGTATCATGTGCCAAATGGTGGCAAACGTGATGCGGCAACAGCGGTGGCGCTTAAGAGGCAGGGCGTAAAGGCTGGCGTGCCGGATATTATGCTACCAGCTGCAAGGGCTGGGTATCATGGGCTTTACATAGAGCTTAAGGCAGGCAAGAACACGACGACCAAGAAACAGAAAGAGTGGTTAGAGTATCTGCGGCAGCAGGGCTACTATACCGCCGTCTGCTATGGCTGGCAGCCAGCAGCGCAGCTGATAGAGCAGTATTTATTACATTCAGACGAGCTTACAAAAGAGCAGGAAACAGTAACCATGCGTTAGGGGCGACGCAGGAAAGAGAGGCAAAGAATGAAAACAATAAGCATTTTGAACTTAAAGGGTGGCGTAGCCAAGACCTTTACAGCGGCAAACATGGCGTATGAGCTTTACAGGAGAGGCTACAAGGTGTTGCTGATTGATAACGATAAGCAGGGAAACTTAAGCAAGGCGTACAGCAGATATGATGCAGAGAACGTAGCACCAGTTACAAAGCTGCTGGCTGGGGACTGGGAAAGCGCAGACGAGCTGATACAGCATACGGAGTATGAGGGTATCGACATTGTAACGGCGAATATGTCACTATTCGGGGCTACGTGGAATTTAACCAAAGAGGACAGCGAAAACCAGATAGAGAGATACAAAACGCTGGTAACAGCAAAAGTGCTGGGGTTCGGGTATGCAAAGTTTGACTACATAGAAACAGAGCGGGCTTATGATTACTGCATCATTGATAACCCGCCGGATATTGGGCTTAATGTTGTAAATGCGCTGGCAATCACGGACGAGGTAATAGTACCCGTAAAGGTGGACGAGGACGCTTTAGAGGGGCTGGAC